GAAGAAGAAGACTTAGACGTAGATGATGAAGAAGACGACAGCTACTATGTAGAAGCTATTGTTGTCATTGGCAACGACGGTATTCTTCTTAAAGCAGAAAAGAATCCGTACATGATGCAGGATCGTCCCATCATTGCATTCCCTTGGGATATTGTTCCTAGCCGCTTCTGGGGTCGTGGTGTATGTGAGAAAGGGTATAACTCTCAAAAGGCGTTAGACGCTGAACTACGCGCTCGTATCGACGCTCTAGCACTCACTATCCACCCAATGATTGCTATGGACGCTTCTCGTATGCCTAGAGGCTCCAAACCAGAGATTAGGCCAGGAAAAATTATCTTGACAAATGGCAATCCAGCAGAAGTGTTGCAGCCATTTAACTTTGGTAATGTTAATCAAATTACCTTTGCACAAGCAGATGCTCTACAACGCATGGTACAGACCGCTACAGGCGCTATAGACAGTGCTGGTATCTCAGGGTCTATTAACGGAGAAGCCACGGCAGCGGGCGTTTCTATGAGCTTAGGCGCTATCATCAAGCGTCACAAGCGTACATTGATCAATTTCCAAGAATCTTTCATCATTCCTCTGGTGTCTAAGGCTGCCTATCGCTATATGCAGTTCCAACCTGAGATGTACCCTGTTGCAGACTACAAGTTTGAAGTTAGTAGCTCGCTAGGCATCATTGCTCGTGAATACGAAGTAACTCAGTTGGTGCAGTTGTTGCAAACAATGTCTCCAGACACCCCTATGTACCCACAATTGATTCAATCTATCATTGATAACATGAATCTTTCTAACCGTGAAGAGCTTATTGCGTCTCTGAAGCAGGCTAACGAGCCTAATCCAGAAGCACAGCAGGCACAGCAGGCAGCACAACAGGCTCAGTTGGCCTTCCAAGCGTCACAAACTGCTGCACTTAACGGACAAGCTACAGAATCTCAAGCTAGAGCGCAGAAGATTACTATGGAAGCTCAGGCAATTCCACAGGAACTAGAGATTCAGCGCATGAAAGCAGTCACTACTAACCTGCAAGCGGGTACACAGGACGACAAAGAGTTCGAACGCCGTCTGAAAGTGTCTGAGCAGCTGCTTAAAGAGCGTGAGATTGCTGTCAAAGAGGGTGCTAAAGCCCCAGCAGCACCACAACAACAAGGACTAATGCCACAATGATTACACGCAGAGAGTTACAAGACGTTGTAGTGCAGGTTAATGCCAGCTTTGAGGAGGTGTTAAAGCGATTAGCTGCACTAGAGGCCAAGGAAAAGCAAGAGGTTGTTGTTAAGAAACCAAAGGCCAAGCAAGACTAGCATAAGATACTGTTTTGGTTACTCTAGGTGGTGTTTTGCCGCTTAGTGTAGCTGTTTAAGCACCTTATAGAGAGATAGATATGCCAACAGACAAGAAAGACCCACGGTTAGCTAGAGCAGGCGTAAGCGGTTATAACAAACCTAAGCGTACACCTAGCCATCCAAAGAAAAGCCATGTTGTTGTAGCCAAGGTAGGCGACCAAGTTAAGACAATCAGGTTTGGTGAGCAAGGCGCTAGTACAGCAGGCAAGCCCAAGGCAGGCGAAAGCGAAGCAATGAAGAAGAAACGCGCTAGTTTCAAAGCTCGTCACGGCTCTAACATCGCTAAAGGCAAGATGTCAGCAGCTTACTGGGCAGATAAGGAGAAGTGGTAAATAATAAAAATATTACTTGACTTTTATAGCATTTTGTGTTATAATAGAGCTGTAGTATATAACAATAACTTATAAGCACTGTCCTAAACGGAGAAACAGTATGATTGATAAAGAACTTGAGCAATATTACGATAACTACCGCACTATGTTTATGGAGGCTGGCTGGAAACAACTACAGCAAGACCTTATGCAGAACGCTACTGTTATCAACTCAGTTGAAGCGTGTAAAGATGGTAATGATTTGTACTTCCGTAAAGGGCAACTGGCAGTCATTGCAAACATCCTCAACTTAGAAGCTCAAATCAAAGCAGCCGAAGAGCAAGCTAACGAGGAACCAGAAGAAGTAGAAGCGTAATGGCTCTGCTTTTTGATTTTAAATGTGAAGATGGACATGTCAATGAAAGACTTGTCAAATCTGGAGTAACACACACACCTTGCTTAGATTGTAACAAGATGGCTGAAAAGATTATATCTCCTGTACGTTCTGCTTTAGACCCCATTAGCGGTGATTTTTTAGGTGCAACCGAGAAGTGGGCGAAGAACCGTCAGCAGAAGATATTACAAGAGAGAAAGGCTAACTCGTAAGAACCCTTTCATAATATAAACCTCCACAATGACTTAGATCACGGAGTTTAATAATGGCAACACTCATAGACGAGCGTCCAGAAGACGAAGACGAAGTAGACACCCTTCAACAAGAGACTGAACACCAGCAACCTCCTGAAGAAGACATACCAGAGAAGTACAAAGGGAAGAGCACCGCAGAGATTGTACGGATGCACCAAGAAGCTGAGAAGCTCCTAGGGCGGCAGAGTTCCGAGGTAGGTGAGTTACGCGGCGTAGTCGATCAATATATAAAGACACAACTCGACAACCAAAAAGCACCAGAACCTGACGAAGAAATAGACTTCTTCTCAGACCCTGACAAGGCCGTCAGGAGAGCTATTGATAATCACCCTAAGATTAGGGAAGCCGAAGCAGTAACACAGCAATACAAAAAGTCTACAGCACTTTCACAACTACAGCAGCGTCATCCTGACATGCAGAATGTGCTACAAGACCAGAAGTTTGTTGACTGGATTCAAGGTTCTAAGATTAGAAAACAGCTCTTTGCTCAGGCAGACAAGCAGTACGATTATGATGCAGCAGATGAACTCTTCACAACGTGGAAAGAACGTCAACAAGCGGTTAATCAAACTGTAGCGTCTGAAATGGCAGGTCGTAAAGCTGCTATCAAAACTGCATCAACAGGTACATCTCAAGGCAGTGGAGAGACGCAAGGGAAGAAAGTTTATAGACGCGCCGACATTATTAAACTAATGAGGGACGATCCAGAACGATACTTGGCTTTATCTGATGAAATCATCAAAGCCTATTCAGAAGGGAGAGTCCGACACTAAATCTTTAAGGACTTTATATTATGGCAACTTCAGTATATCCCGCTATGGGCGGTGCAGTAGACAACACTAGCGCAGCAACTTTCATTCCACAAATCTGGAGTGACGAGGTTGTAGCAGCTTATCAGACTAACTTGATTCTTGCGAACCTTGTTAAGAAGATGAGCATGTCAGGCAAGAAAGGTGATACCATTCACGTTCCTAAGCCTGTCCGTGGCACTGCTAACGCTAAACTAGCTAACACCGCTGTTACTATCCAAAACAACACTGAATCAGAAGTACTGATCAGCATCAACAAGCACTTCGAGTTCTCACGTTTGATCGAAGACATCACCAACGTACAGGCTCTCGCTTCACTGCGTCAGTTCTACACTGGTGACGCTGGCTACGGTTTGGCCAAGCAAGTTGACGATGACCTGTTTGCTCTGGGCAAGTCTCTGGGTAACGGTAACGGTTCTTCTTGGGCACACAGCGCTTCTTTCCAGATTGGTGCTGGTTCAGCTCTGGAAGCATACGACATTGATGGCACTGCTGACGTAGGCGCTTTCACTGACGCTGCTTTCCGTAACCTGATTCAGAAGCTTGATGACGAAGACGTACCAATGGACGGTCGTAGCTATGTTGTTCCACCTGCTCTGCGTAACGCTATCATGGGCATTGACCGCTACATGTCTTCTGACTTCGTAGACGGCAAGGGTGTTAAGAACGGTCAGATTGGTAACCTGTACGGCGTTAACGTATATGTTTCTAGCAACTGCCCAACAACTGAAACAGGCGTTCGTGCTTCTCTGTTGTTGCACAAAGACGCTATGGTTCTGGCTGAACAGCAAGGCGTTCGTTCACAAACTCAATACAAGCAAGAGTTCTTAGGCACTCTTTACACTGCTGACACTCTGTACGGTACTCAGGTACTCCGTCCAGAAGCAGGCATCGTACTAGCTGTTCAAGGCTAATACAACTGAACGGGGATTCTTCGGAGTCCCCTTTCTTTATCCTTTCTTTCTTATACTAATTTGTAGGGCTTTTTATGGCTATTTTCAGAGGAACGGGTGGCGCAGCACTTTCAACAGACGATGCAACTATATCCGCTGTTACGGAACAGGCAGGCATTGCTACCACAAAAGCTAGTGAAGCTGCCGCAAGCGCGTCTGCTGCCGCTACCAGTGCCACTAATGCCAGCGGTTCTGCAACAAATGCAAGCACGTCCGCTGCTACTGCATCATCTCAAGCAACAACTGCTACAACCCAAGCTAACCAAGCTACTAATTCCGCAAATGCCGCAGCTAGTTCAGCAATCTCTGCTGCTGCTTCAGCATCTGCCGCTGCCGTCTCTGCTGCCACAGCCAATAGTGTTGCTGTGCAGACAGTGGCTGCCAAAGCTACAGAACTGACAGGTGTCTATAACGACATTGCTAACGTCAACACTGTTGCTACTAATATTTCTAAAGTCAATACTGTTGCAGCTAACGTAGTCAAAGTAACAACTGTTGCAGACAATACTACTAACATCAACACAGTTGCCACCAACGCTGCAAGTGTAGCTTCTGTGGGCAACGCTATTACCAGCGTAACCACTGTTGCTTCTAACCTTTCTAACATTAACGCTGTTGCTGCTGATGCTGTAGACATTGGCGCTGTGGCTGCTATTGCTTCTGATGTTTCTGCGGTTGCTGACATAACTTCTGAAGTTGTCAACGTCTCTGGGATGGAGGCTAAGATTGACACAGTTATTGCAGACGCTGCTGACATTGGCACTGTTGCTGCTAACATAGGCTCTGTTGATGCCGTAGCCAACATTGCTTCTGACGTAACTACAGTGGCTAACATCACTGCTGGCGCTGTAGCGTCTGTAGCTGCTCTTGACGGCGCTGTAACTACAGTAGCTGGTATTAGTAGCGATGTGTCTGTAGTTGCTGATACTACATATAAACAAAACATTCAGACTGTTGCTGAACCTATTTATAAAGATAAAGTAGAAACAGTTGCTGGCATTGCTCCAGAAGTTACTTCAGTAGCTAACATTGCTTCTGATGTTACTACTGTATCTGCTAACATTACAGATATACAGAACGCAGAACAAAACGCAAACACAGCTAGCAATGCAGCAAGCAACGCTGCTACTTCAGAGATTAACGCTGCTACTTCAGAGACTAACGCTGCTGCAAGTGCCACTGACTCTTCCAATGCTGCTTCTACTTGGAGCAACTACTATAACACTTACGTAGGTGCTTCTAGCTCTGAGCCCACTGTAGATGTACAGGGTAATGCTTTAGTGGCTGGTGCGTTGTACTTTAACACTACAAACAACACTACGTATGTGTGGACAGGTTCTGCTTGGAATGCTGTAGCCAACAACAACATCATCAACCCTAATGTTGCTTTGACTCAAGACTTAGCTACTAACGGTAATGACGTTAAGTTTGGCGACAACGACAAGGCTACGTTTGGTGCTGGTAATGACCTACAGATTTATCACGATGGTGTTAACAGCTATATTGATGATA